CGATCGTGTATTTTACCTTAAAGAATTACGTGCTGTTGATCAAAGTCTTTATGATACCAAGGACTTTGATTTACACACAGTTGATATTCGTTGGAGTAATCTGTGTAACTTTGCCTGTGTATATTGCAATGAACAATTTAGCAGTCGCATAGCCAGTGAACGGAATATAGAAATTCGGCGCCCCGAAGATCTCCAGCAACAGGCATTCAAAGAATGGATTTTTGCTCGAGCTGGCCAACTCAAACACGTATATTTGGCCGGCGGAGAGCCCTTGTTGATGAAGGAAAACTTAGAGTTTCTCAACTTATTAAAACAAGTCAATCCCAATGTTAATCTAAGAATAAACACCAATCTAAGCAAAGTTGATACACGCATTTTTGATTTGATTTGTGAGTTCAAAAATGTACATTGGGCAGTCAGTGTTGAAACCATGGAATCAGAATATGAATATATACGTTATGGAGGATGTTGGCAAGACTTCCTTGATAACTTGATTACCATTAAAAAATTAGATCACAAGATATCATTCAACATGTTATATTTTTTACTCAACTATCGAACCATGTTTGAGTGTGTGGATTTTTTAAAGTCAATGGGATTCCATAATAACAGTTTTATCATTGGGGCATTATTGAGTCCAGACTACCTAAATGTTAGACATCTTGACACAGATGTGTTAAACTCTGTACGAGACCAATTGACTCAGCGTATTGAACAGCAACCTGGATTTCTATTAGAAAATGGATATCGTAATGTGTTGGCATACTTGAATCAACCCATAGAAAAAAACTTGCCTCAGTGTTTTGAATATTTGAAACAGACAGATGCAAGACGAAATCTAGACAGCAGAAAAATTTTTAAAGATTTATATAAGGAAAACTATCATGGCTAAACCATTCGACGTAAGTAAATTTCGCAAAAGCATTACCAAAGCAATTGACGGCATCAGCGTTGGTTTCAATGATCCTACAGATTGGATTGGTACCAACAACTATGCACTAAACTATCTGATCTCTGGAGATTTCAACAAAGGCATTCCCATGGGCAAAGTCACTGTGTTCGCTGGGGAATCAGGTGCAGGCAAAAGTTTTATTTGCTCAGGCAATATTGTCAAGAATGCACAAGCACAAGGCATCTATCCCATATTGATTGATACAGAAAATGCTCTAGATGAAGCCTGGTTACACGCACTGGGAGTTGATACCAGCGAAGACAAGTTGCTGAAACTAAACATGGCCATGATCGATGATGTGGCCAAGATGATCAGCGAGTTTGTCAAAGAATATAAATCATTGCCCGAAGATAGTCGTCCCAAGGTGTTGTTTGTGTTAGATAGTTTGGGTATGTTGTTGACACCCACAGACGTCAATCAGTTCACCGCAGGCGATTTAAAAGGTGACATGGGACGCAAGCCCAAGGCACTGACAGCCTTGGTACGTAATTGTGTAAATATGTTCGGTGATCTGAACATTGGCCTGGTTGCTACCAATCACACATACGCCAGCCAAGACATGTTTGACCCAGATGATAAAATATCTGGTGGTCAAGGTTTTATCTATGCAAGTAGTATTGTAGTTGCCATGCGTAAACTAAAACTCAAAGAAGACGAGGACGGCAACAAGATCTCAGAAGTGAAAGGCATCCGTGCCGCTTGCAAGATCATGAAAACACGCTATGCCAAGCCGTTTGAAAGTGTACAGGTCAAGATTCCTTATGAAACTGGCATGAATCCCTACTCGGGCCTGACAGACCTAATTGAAGGCAAAGAACTTTTAAAGAAGGAAGGCAACAGTTTGGTATATACTACAGCTGATGGCGAGATTATCAAGAAATTCCGCAAGGGATGGGAACGCAATGATGATGGGTGCCTGGATCATGTCATGAAAGACATCACCAATAACCCTCACATATTTGATAAGACCAAACCCACAGAACAACCACAAGAAGAGGAAACTGCAGAATGAGCATAGATGTTGATGTTTTAGTTGAAACATATACAATTTTAAAACAGTATATTCCTGTCAAAGATCGTCAAGAAGCTGCCGATAACTTAATGAGTGTCATGGTTGACATGCTCAACGACATTGAAATCAAAGAGTTTGCGGCAACTGATGGTCCTTTGACCAAATCACTCAAAGAATACATGAGTGAAGACGAAGACGAATACTACGACGAAGAATAATGTGGTATAATCGTGTAGTTGCAGATCTAAGCCAAATTCCGGCCTGCATCAACTACTATGAGAATGAACTGTTGTCGGCCAAGGCCGACTGCAAGATTTCAGGTAACGTTGAACGGTCGGTGGCCAACCTACCTGGTATAACTGAGCATAGATTCAATCAGCTACAAGAAATTGAAGCCATATTAAATTACTTGAACATACAGTTACGCAAAATTCGACGTAAGCATTTTCAGAAGTATCTTGAAAGTTATGCTCGTGCGCTGACCAGCAGAGATGCTGAAAAGTATGTGGACGGCGAGGACGAAGTAATTGATTTTGAAACCATCATCAACGAAGTTGCTCTTGTACGTAACAAATGGCTAGGTATGATGAAGGGTCTTGACAGTAAAAATTTCATGTTGGGACACGTGGTTCGTTTGAGAACTGCAGGCATGGAAGATGTCACAGTATGATAGATTGGAAATCTCGAGCAGACACACTACTCGAGGAGTTCAATCTCTGTATGGCATCGCGACCACGACAAAATGCTGTTGACATTCAAATATTAAAAGATACAACAGGCAAATGGGCACATCATTTGAACAGTATGCGAGCTTGGGGCACAGATCTAGAAATAGCCGAAGCCTGCCATCAGCTGGAACCCAGGCTGGATGAATTAAAAAAATCTGTAGTTATAGAAGTATTAAAAAATGGCGCAATTTAAAACAGCACAAGAAAGTCATGCACATAGTCGCCAGACCATGGATGCTATTTACGAATTTGATACCTTCCTTGACAGTTTGAAAGTTGTTGCTGACATGGGTTGCGGTCGCGGGCTCGATGCCAACTGGTGGGCCACTCTTGAAACTAGAGATGATCCACCTGAACCCAGAAACTATCTAACCTATGCTATCGATTTGGACACCAGTCGTGTTGATCCTGAAGTAGCCAAACTTAAAAACATTAGAATTATCAAAGAAGATTTTTCCAAAGTCAAATTGCCAAAGACTGTGGATTTGATTTGGTCGCACGACGCATTTCAGTATGCAGTTGACCCAGTGGGCACACTGCGTCACTGGAATCAATTGATGACTCCTGATGGCATGTTGGTCATAATACTTCCTCAAAACATTGGTTACTCTTACAATCGCCTGGTCAATCGTACAGAAAACTATTGTTATCATAATCATACTGTTTGTAATTTGATATACATGTTGGCAGTCAATGGATTTGACTGCAATGATGCCTACATAATGAAAAACGCCAACGATCCTTGGATGCACTTGGCAGTTTACAAAAGTCCAGTCGCACCAATGGATCCCGTGGCAACCAGTTTATACGATCTAGCTGAACTGAATTTGTTACATCCTAGTGTAGTCAACAGCGTTACTCAGTGGGGATATTTGCGTCAAGAGGATCTGATATATCCTTGGCTCAACAGAGATTGGTACAGACAAAGAAACTAATATGAAAATTGTTGTTGTCACAGGCGGGTTTGATCCGCTACATTCGGGGCACATAGCCTATTTTGAATCTGCTAAACAGTTGGGCGACAGGCTCATCGTTGGTCTAAACAGCGACGCCTGGCTCGAACGCAAAAAAGGTCGTGCATTCATGCCCTTTATAGAACGTCAGGCCATCATAAGTGGACTAGGTGTGGTTGACAGTGTGATTGATTTCGACGACGATGACGATACTGCCCGTGATGCTATTACACAGGTAAGTTTGATCTACCCCGGCGCTGAAATTGTGTTTGCCAATGGTGGCGATAGAACCCACATCAATATCCCAGAAATGACAGTCGATGACAAAAATTTATCCTTTGCTTTTGGTGTAGGCGGATTCAACAAAGTCAATTCTAGTAGCTGGATTTTGCAAGAGTGGCGGGCACCCAAGACAGAACGTGCTTGGGGTTACTACAGAGTCTTGCACGATGTAGCAGGTACCAAAGTAAAAGAACTCACAGTCAACCCCGGTGCTGGCCTAAGCATGCAACGTCACGAACACCGTCACGAATTTTGGCACGTGACCGAAGGCTCTTGCGAGGTTGACCGAAAATTAGAAAGCGGGTATAATTTGCCTACAATGACATTAACCAAGCACAGTCAGGTAATTATTCCGCAAGGCGATTGGCATCGTATTCGTAATCCCTTTGACGCACCCTGCAAGATTGTAGAAATACAATATGGCACAGCCTGTGAAGAAGCAGACATCGAACGCGATAAATAACTTATTATGCGTGACCTAATTAATCTCATTGCCCGATCTGAAGATACGTCTTTGGAAATTGAAATCAACCGTCTTGTAGAAGGAATAGATCAAATGATCGAGGCACAACCACCAGTAGTAGAACCTGTTCAAGCAGAACCAGTAGAACAACAGTTTGCAAATACAGCACAGAACAAACAGATAATCCCTATTTTGTTTGATGGGTTTGTGAAACTCGGCGTCATACCACCCGACGCTGATATGACAGAAGTTTTCAAAGAAGATCATAGCAAGTCACGTATGTCACATATTCGTACCACCGGCATCACTACAGAACAGTTGCTACAGGTTACAACAGCATATGGCCTAAAGGAACAGCCGTTGACAGATGAACAAATGGCCTGTAGCGGACAATTCAGTATCTACAGTTTCCTTTTACCAACTCAGTTAACAATCACTGTGGTTCTAGCTGGTCGTAAAAAAGGGGCACAGGCAGCCGGCGCCGCCAGCGACTTGGTATTGAATCGCAAGGATCTAACACCAGTCAAACTGGGACTAGATGGCACATATAACAATCGTAGAGAACTTGCAGACTCTACCAAAAAAGCAGTTAACTCTGTGATCAAAAATACAAACATTGCCAAGGCGCTAACGGAACTAGTCGACATTGCCATGAACCGTGGTAGTGGACAACTGACACCAGAAAGTCTACAATATGTAATGAGTGTACGTGGAATGATCAGCCAAGACTTTGGAGAAATTCTTGCACCCTTGGCCTTGGCTGGTGACGACGATGCAATCAATTTCCCATCAGGCAACGAAAAACTGATTGATGTTACTGTAGGCGGCAAAGTGCGTTACAGCGTTAAGGCGCTTGGTGGCTCGGGAACTAGTATGAACAGTCTTGGTGCCCTGTTGGATGAGTATGATGCCACACTAACGGACGAAGGTAAAAAGACCATGTTCCGTAACAGCATCAAAGTTTGGCAAACAGCCAGCAGAAAAGAAGGCAAGGTTGTAGATAGAATTTGCTATGCGGCATCACTAAATCAAACTCCCGAATACCTGAGCTATGTCAATATTCTTGGAGGCGAATTCAAGGACTTTTCAGCACTAAAATCATTATTGAAACCCTTGGTCTCGGATGCTGAGTATCCAGAGTTTTTAAAAATGATCCTGCCGGCAACACAAGCAGGACAATGGGGAATCAATGTTGGAATGCCAGATGATTCAAATTATTACTTAGGCAACACTGACAAAAAACCTGCTGTGGGTATTGCCGGCAAAAGAAGTTATGATGCTGATCATGTGGATGGTGCCGCCAACATCATTACCTACAGTCTAGGCAAAGGTTTTGAGTTTATGGTCAAACGTGGACCAGACAGCCAACAGTACAAGGATATCATGAACGATATGATACGACAGCTGAACTGTCAACTGGGACACGTAGATATCACACAAGATGGCAAGTTGGCAATTACCAGCAAACCATTTGGTAATTTGAACTTTGTGTTTGACTATCACGCACCCAGTCACATCGCTGGCAACAATAGACCAGGCTTTATGATTGTGCCACCCAACAAAGGTGACAAGGGCAAAAAGAAATCTGACTCAGATATTCCCGCAAGTCCCAGTGTAAGTGATGAGCCCTTAGAACCTGCTTTGAAACTCAAAGCACCCGGTGCCAGTATGAGCGCCGACAAGATCACCCGACCGGGTCGCCGCCCAGAAACAAGATCCGCTGCCAAAGGTCTTGGACGTGAACGCAGATAATCCGTTTGACACAACTTCAACTATCATATATAATACACGTATCGGGCCTATAGCTTAATGGTAAAGCAGGGGACTCATAATCCCTTGAGTCGTGGTTCGATCCCACGTGGGCCCACCAAACGAAAGCATACAATGAAAATATATCTAGCAATGGCAGAAATGCCCGACGGCAACAGGATTTTTGAACGTGCCTACTTGTCTGAAGTAGAAGCGGCCCATGCCGCTGAGGCCATGGTCAAGGATGTCAATAATAATACCGATATGCAGGTTGTGCCTATTGTTGAAGATGTTGAATTGGTATTGTCCAAACAGGACGCGAGTATGGGGGAATCGGTAGACCCAGGGGACTTAAAATCCCCCGCTTGATGCGTCCCGGTTCGACCCCGGGTACTCGTACCACAATGTTGTATTAATACAACAGACCAAAAAGAGCATGAGTGCTATAATGCATTTATGCTTTTTTTATGGAGTTTCCATGTCTAAAACTTTAGTATTAGTTTGTTTGGTACTAGCGGCCTGCGGTGGCGGTGGTGGAGGATCCACATCTACCCCTGTTGCCACAGCAGTGGCCTATCATCAGGTTGCGGTGGCTCATCCCGCTTACACAGTGCAACAAATTGCTGTTGGCGATCTCAATGGAGATGGCCTAGACGATGTGGCGATAGGTGGCTGGCAAGGCGGTGACGTCAAAGCTCACTTGACCATACTGATACAGAACACCGATGGCACACTGACTGAGCGCACCACGGAATACCTCACAGATTCCAGCTATGACGGCAGTCAGCGCCTGTTCATTGCAGACTTTGACGGTGACGGCAAAGCCGACATATTTGTACCCGGCTACAACGAAGGCTGTACTGTGAGTCCGGGCTGTGGTGTTCACAGCTTCTTCTTGTGAGGCACCGGTG